TGTGTTGAACTCTTGCATCCCCGCATTGATTTCGGCCACGACCTTATCGAACGTGTAACCGTCCTGAAGCTGAACCTTTGCAATCTCTGCCGCATCCCAGAGAGAGGGAAGCGCCATGTTTTTGAGGTCATTAAATCCAAGTGTCGCCATGATTTATCCCTCCTACTGGGCTGCCACGTCGTAGGTGAACGGGCGCACCAAGATGGTATCGGCTGCCACAATGTCACCAACCACATAGACGTAATCGCCAGAGCTTCCAGCAGGGGCCGCGCTTGCGACCGCACCAGCGGTAGTAGATACGAATGCGTGTCCGCCCGGCGTCATACCCGAGAAACCAGTTACCGGACCGAGCACCACCACATCGACCCGCTCCCCTGCGCTAAAGCTCGTCTTGCCATTCGGACCGGCGACCACGATACCGGCGACAATCGCACTGGCCGCCGCATCTGCATCTGCTGCCTCTACATCACCATCCGAGGCAATATAGACCACCTGGCCTGGTGTGATCGTCCCGCCGGCGTCAAACCGCATCACCACCGCGCCCGGCAATGGACGGACATCGGCAGCGGTTACCGTTAAATCAGACATAAAACACCTCCGTAATTAGGAAATTCTGCGTAGCGTTACGCGATTCCCCATCGCCGCCGCAGAGAATCGACATCAATTTCATCCTTATCCTTTGCCTTACCGCGCTTGCTGGCATCGATGTCCGGAGCGGATTCCGACTTCGCCAGATATGGCCTCGACTTCAGCAGGTCCTTCAGGGCCGTCTCGACCCCCGCGACCGCGCCGTCCTCACCGAGATCGACCTCAGTCAGGTCAGCCATCAGGTAGGCATCCTCCGGATTATGGAACCCCATCTTGGCCGCCGCAGTGAACATGGCCTGCTTAATGCGCATTGTCACCATCTCCTCAGCCGCCGCCTGTTGTGCTGCTTTGGCCGCCTCGACTTCGGCTTTCAGCCGCTCAACCTCCGACATCTCCGCCTGTTTGCGCTGCTGCTCCGCCGTCTCGTACTCAGCGAGCTTCTTCTCCAGGGCTTTCGTCTGTTTTTCGAGTTTCAGCGCACGTTGTTCATGCTCTCTCAGCTTCTGAATCGTCGCTTTCGCTCGTTCTGCGTCGAATTCGCCCCATTCGTCCTGTCCATCGGCACTCTCTGCCGGAACAATTTCTTGCGCATTCTGTGTATCTACCACCATCTCAGTGGTATTCGTTTCGTCTGGCATCTCGCCATGACCTCCCTGGGCATCTCGCCCGAAAAATAAAAAGTGCCATCCCTGTGACGCTTACAGCGTTCTTGGGAATGGCGCTCTAGTCGCTCTAATCTATGCGATTATAGGCAGAACTGCCTATTCTGTATTATCCGGTTGCTCCATCGTTACAGTTACCACGCCACCAGATACCATCATGTCATTTATCGCCTTCTCGATCTCCTTCGGCATACCACTCTTGATGGTAATCTCCATGGCAGACCTCTTGCCGTCCATGGGATTCTCGCCGAATTCTATCTCCGTGATTCGTGCCTCGAATGAGAATTTGCTCATAACCATTCTCCTGTACCGGATGCATTCCGAACTCCGTCAAATCGACGTAGGTTCTAACTCCCCGCCTCTGTATCTCTATTATACCACATATTGGATCAATTTTGAAGAGCAACTTTCCGTCATTATCGCAGACGCAGCGGAACATGTTACCTCCCGCTCCGGCTGTGCGCCGGGTGTACGACCTTCCGTGTCTTACTCGCCGCACGCGCCAGCAATTCACGCCGACCAGCCGCACGCATCTGCCGCGTCAATTCGTCCTCGGCCTCTGCCATACGCACCAGCGCTGTCCCCGTGCGACAATACCAGTGGAACGGCGGACTAGGCAGCCGGTCCGCATATCGTGGCGTTCCCGTCAGGTGAAATTGCCGGTTAAGCGGGACCACCTGCCCGTTCACACGTAGGCAACAGTCTGTGGTCCGTTCGTCAATCGCCGCAACGGCCTGCTTCACGAACTCATCCCGCATACCACCTTGCTCCACATCGGCATCTGAAATCAATGCTGCGGATAACCCGCCGAGCGCCAGCATTCCCATGAAGCGCGCGGTGTCGCGCAACACTCCGCCTGCGGATAGCACGCCAGTACGCTCGTCGTCCCCGATAATCAATGCCGGATCCGGCACGATGAGCGCCAACGCCTCCACGCGACTGATTTGCGCATCAAGCCCTGCGAGCAGCGCATCGCTGGCCCGTTGCTGGGCATCAGCCACAGGAAGAGCACTCGCCCGCAGGCCGTACACCGCCAGTTGTTCGCCGACGTGCTCCGCTCCCAACTCTGCCGCCCGCCCGAGTAATTCGATGAGCGCCATATTCACGGCCAGCCTGAGCACTGAGAGCGCATCGATCACGGACGATTGGCTCCGCAGCGCATCCCGTAACGCCTCGCGCGCCTGCCGGAACGCACTCAGGATGACCCCGCGTGGATGCTCAGCCGTACCCATCTTCGCGAATAACTCGTCCAAGTGGTGACTGCTGCGCATTGCCAGCCTGACGGCCCGTTCGTGGTCGGTCACTCACTTCCTCCTAGACAGATTATAGCTTACTTCGTAAATGGGCTTATCATCATTTGCCACTCGCCGCTATGTCAAACCTCCCTTACGACCAATCCTTAGCCGTGTAAATAGTACGCATACGGCCCTCTTTCTTCGTCGTAATCCAACGGAATGACGTGGATGCGTGTCTTCATGCTGCCATCTCCCCTGCCGCTTCTCCATCGTCCTCATCTTGTGTGCCTGTCGGCTCCGTATTCTGCATCTGCGCCAGCGCCGTCATGCGCGCTTGATATTCCGGCGATTGCTTCATATCCGCGATGGTCTCATCGTCATAGCCGGCCTCTTTCCAGATTTGCTCCAGCGGAATCGACAATTTCTCGCGTTTTACCGCCAACTGCGCGATTACCTCCGACTCCACCCGCTGTTCCGCTGGTTCCCAGCGCACCGATAACAGCGCATTATCATCCAGCCCGCCTGACCCGTACATCGCGTCCAGCCGCCGCGCCAGATACATCACATCCTCCCAAGCGTTCCCGAAGACCGCGTGCTTGCGCCGAATTTTTGCCAGCAGCGGTGCATCCTGCTGCTTCAGCGTTGCTTCGCCGGCGACCTGTCGTGTAATCTGGAACCGGCCTGTCGGTGTGTCAGTTACCTGCGCGAGCTTCATAATCAACGAGTCAATCAACTCCAGTGCCCCGCTCAGGTCGGCCGGCTCGAGTGGCTTTGCGTCGGCATCCGTCTTCGGAACGCCCACCCAGCAACCCGGTGACAACTTCAGGTAGTTCGACCCGTCCGCCTCTGGCGGCTTCCCGTCCGTCGTCGGATGAAAACCTTTCGCAATGATGATACGGAAACCGTTCGTGTCGGCGACAGCCAGCGCATCCAGCGCTGCCTTATTGATGGCGTCCTGAATCGGAATCGCGTCCCAAATCTCTGAGCGGCTGCCTGGGTTCCGGAAATGAATCACTGGTATCCCGAGCGGGTTGCCATCCTTGTCCACCCACTGTATCGTTTGAAGCAGCGCCCACCCGGCCTCGCTGCCGTCTGTCGTCAGTTCGTATTTCTCAACCCGCTCTGGGAAATACAACGTCATGCGCTGCACCGTGCGCCGTCCGCCGTCCGCGTCCTCGATGGTCTCAGACCAGCGCTTCGAAGCGTATGCCATCGGCTGCGCATCGTCGTCGTCTGGGTAGTGCGCTTTGCAGCCGTAGCCAGTGCCGTCGACCTGCGGCCCGGTATAGCGCGGATGCGGCGTCAGCCTCGGGATCTTCGTATCTGGATCCCAATCGACCAGCACGAATGCCTCGCCGTCACGCACGACCATCTCATGCAGCGTCACCTGCTGCGCATCCATGCGATTGCGCTGCCACACATCCCAAGCGAACGTCGAGAAGGCCGCATCGGCTGACTCGAAGCCATCAACCAGCAACCGCTCCGTTATGGCGTTGACCACCACGCGGCAGTAGTTCAGCGCGAAGCGCCCGCCCTCGGCGAAACCCAGATACTCCTTCTGCCGCTCCGTCAGCGTCACGTCGTGGTCACCGTCGAAATAGCGCCGCGCCAAAACGATGTTCTTTTGCACGTCCTCTTCCTCACGTGCCAGCCACATTGCCAGCGACAATCTCGTGTCGTCCATTACCCCTCCGCCAGGCATTTGCCGCCTTCATTCGTGTCGTTCTGAGCCGCAGGCGAAGAATTTCGCCTCTTTGCTCGCTCCTACCACGGATGCACGTATGCCCGACCCAGTTCATCATCCCAAAACGCCATCACCACCGCATCCGCCCGGTCCGTGCTTCGTTTGATGACCTTCTTCACGTCGTCTTTCGATGTCAACTTGATTCGCCCGCCGCTCGTCGGCTCATACTGTAGCGATGTCAACTCCCCTGTCAGATAATCATCCGGCGGTAGCGCAATTTCCCCGGCCTCCAGCAGCTCGCGCAAGTTCCACCACGCCGCTGCGCGCTTGTTCACGAAGTACAGCTCACCACTGCGGTCAGTCCAATCGGTTCCCTCAGACGCATTGAACGCCGCGACCTGATAACCCTGTTCGTTCAGCCGGTCCACCACCCCTGCTCCAATGCCGATAACGTCCACAATCGCTATCCCGGAGCGCCCCGGCATCCGCTGTATCACCAGTCCGGTCACTTGCATCGTGTCCCGTTGTGAGAACAGGTCCAACCTCTCGATGACGTTCCCACAGCGCACTGCAATCACACTCTTGTCCGCACCGAAACGTGCTACATCCACGCCCAGGTGAGTCATGTCCCCAAAGCCGCCATCATCGTGCAGCTGCTGCCAGCGTTCGTTGGCCTGCTCGACCCACGACAGGCGGATGAGCGCGTTCTCGTCCTCTTCGGCGAATTCTCCCAGCACGCGGTTCCGATACGTCGCCGAGTCCTCGCCCCATTGCTCGCGCCTGGCCTCCGCCCATTTTGCCGAAACGCGCCCTGCGCGGATGGTCTCCTGCAGCGTGACGTGCCTCACCCACCAGTCGGTCAACCCTGGCTTGCGCGTTTGTATCTCGAAGAAGCGGCCCATCGGCACACCTGGCGTCGAAATCGCGACCGCGAACGCCTCCTTCCCGTCCTGGCATCCCGTCGAGAGCGCCCCCTCGGCTGCATCGAACGTCGCATCCATGACCGATTTGCTCTCGTCGAAGATGTACATGATGTGGTCGGCATGCGCACCTTCGATGTGTGC